GTGGCACTTATCAGAGTATCATTAACCGGATCCCGCCGCATAAAACGTTCTTTAGCCTATGCCTGGGCAATTGCGGCATTACCCGCCACATTCGCCCGGCTGAGCATAATTTTTTAAATGACATCGATAGCCAGGTAATAACATCATGGGAAAACGCGGTACGTGATCAACAAAATTATACCCTGCTTTGCACTGATGCCGAGGACGTGCTGCGGTACCTCATCGCACGGAAGTACGATACTGCAGACACATTCATTTACATCGATCTGCCGTATTTGTTCAGCACCAGGAAGGGGCAGCGCCCTGTTTACCGTTTCGAGGCTGATGAATTTAAACACCGGGCGGTTATCTAGGCCGCTAAAGCCTTAAAGCATGCTATGGTAATGTTTAGCCATTATCCTAACGAGCTATACGATGAGGAACTGGCCGGATGGCAAACCTTCGACTTTTGGAGTACTACCCGCAAAGGCCAGGCACTGGAAAGGATCTATTTTAACTACGAGCTCACCGATCAGTTGCATGACTATAGCTACATAGGTAACGATTTCAGAGAGCGGGAAGCCTTAAGCAGGATAAAAAAGAACTTCATCCGAAAACTTAAACGCCTGGATCCGCAATTACGCAATTCGATACTGCAAGATCTCACATGTACCATTAACAAAATTTCAAATTGATGAACTTACCTGCGGGGATGCAATCCCGGATATTTGGGGATGAGCACGTTTTAACTATGCCTGTCAAAACTCACAATTTAGATGATAGGCTACAAGAAAGTAAGATGATTGTTCAGAAAGCGATTATTGATTACAATCCTTATGCTGTTTGTCTGATGCTTTCAGGGGGAGACGATAGTATAACGGCGTTATTAGTTGCTCTTATGCTTGGCGTTAGAATCGATTTTATAATACATGGTGTTACGGGAACAGGCTTAAAAGATGTTCGTAAATATGTGCACAGAGTTGCGGCTATTACTGGAATAAAAATAATTGAGGCTGATGCAGGCAATGCCTTTGAAGATTATGTACAGCGAAAGGGCTTTTTTGGCGTAGGTAAAACGGCTCATTCATTTAGCTATCATGTATTAAAAGCAGATCCATTCAGAAAAGCAGTTTCAAAACATATAAGGAAAGGAAAGGAAGGCAGAAATATCATTTTAATAAACGGCGTTAGGGTCGAAGAAAGCGAACTAAGAGCTGATAATTATGGTGATAACCCCTATAGACAAGATCCTGCTTCTCCCAATAACATTTGGGTTAATATTATTCATTGGTTTACCAAAAAGGAATGTCTGCACTTGCTCGATGCTGAAAAATTTGAACGATCTCCTGTAGCTATCCATTTGGGTCGGTCAGGCGAATGTAATTGCGGCACTATGCAGGATGAGGCAGGCCGTATAGCTTGCGCTCAATACGACCCGGAATGGGGGCAATGGATGAAAGCTATACGTAAGTATGCCATAGCCAAATGGGGATGGGATATCAGTCAAAACCCCAATAAAAAAAGAATGCAGGAAATAAGAGAAGAGGTTTCAAAACTTGAAGCTTATCAACCTATGTGCGTTGGTTGCAAATCTCAACAGCTTAAACTTACTGTTTTTGATAAGCAAGATCTCACATCGCAAAAAAATGCGCTGTCAGATGTGCCATTGTCCAACACCGACGAAAACTGCGATATGGCCGGCAACATCGCAGATAATAACGAGGCATGCAGCCATCGCATTTAAAATAGGTGTGATATCATGAGCAAACAGTTAACCCTTATCGATATACCCGCAACCGGCACCCGGGCAACCAAAAGCAAACCGGCCGATGTGATCATTAACAGGATAAACCGGAAGGTAGCCCGGCGGCGCTATTACCTGCATAAGCAGTTAAAAGAGTTTGATGAGTTTACCCTGTTTGCAGCTGAGCGCCGGATAAAATGCCAATATCAAAGCTTTATGGACATACCCGTCGGCCCGCGGTGGTATGTGAGCCAACTAATAAAAATGGGCTATGAGATACAGTTTAAACTTAATTTTTAAATATATGAGCGAAACAAACAAAAGAGCATTTACCACTATTAAAGCTGGCCATCATTACCAGGTGCCGTTTTACCGTATAGCGCGTGATTATGGCATAGAAACAACCGGCGAAATGCTGGACATTAAAATTGTAAAGGGCAGTAAGGTAGTGGATGAAAACAGGGAGCCCGCAGTAGAGGGCACGGTTCACGAGCATATTTTATCAGTGATGATAGAAGACCTTAAACTAAAGCAGGCAGAGCATCCATGTAAAGAGACCGCATGTGCTATAACCCATTTGCAGGAAGCTTTACACTGGATGGAAGACCGTACCAGGAGCCGCGCAGCCCAGGGCGTACTCGGCACCTATCAACCGCATAAATCTTAATTTTTAATAACTAATAAAACAAACAATGACAACCACAACAAAACACAAAACGCTGTTTTTAAACGCCATCGCTAACATTGCCGAATCCTTTTTAACCGAAGTCACCTACAGCGAAGAAAAAGAGAACCAACTGCGCTCATTGGGCTTTGTAAACAGCGAGTTTATTGCAGACGCCGAAGACTACAGGAATTACCATACCCTTGCCGAGGCTTACGTAGAGAAATATCCGACCTATATTTATTTAACCGAGCGGCAATACCTGTACATGAAAAAGTCGTATGAGCTTCATGGCTACAATATTAGCGTGTGTAAAGTAAACATCCCCGATGAAGTCCTGGCTGAAATGCTAAAAATAGAGATTGAAATGGGGATCATCGATCAGTCTACTAACGTGTCAAATGTTAGAAATTGGTATGATGAGATTCAAAAGATGAGCGATAAGCTTTATCACGATATCATAACGAGTGGCAGGGGATTGGGAAAAGATGCTTCAATGAGGCATATAACGGATAGCATACTTTACGGGCCAAGCTATCCAGTGGTTTTGAATCCCATAACAAAACCGTTAAACATGGTGAGAATGGCTGACGGTACGATTAGACAAAAGTTACCTACACCACAATTAACTACCGGCACCGACACTATCAGCGAAAAAAAGATAAAGCATTTAGAACGAATGCCGCTTACCCTGGCTGAGATCAGAAAAGACTACCCTTCGGCACTAATTTATTTGCGCGACAATGTTGCCGATAAGCCAGGTGAAACTACAAATCACCTGATAGCTTTAAAGGTTGAAGGCGGTTACTTCATCCTCACGCATTGGGAAAGTTAAGCCCCAAACGAAGAGCCCCGAAAGGGGCTTTTTTTATGCCCTTATATTTTGGGGGCGGCAAGGAGCAAACGCCGATTTGAGGCAAAAACATCAAAAATTGCCGATTTTACTCCAATGACTCCAATAGAAATGCCCTCCGTTCCAATGAAACCGGAAATTTGCTACCATGCCGTTTTTTAGACAAAAGTGCGTTTTTAGCCAAAAAACAGGGGTATAGCGTAAAAAACATAAAAACCAGTTGAAAAGCAAAAAACCGCTCCAATAACTCCAACCGCTCCAATAATAATAAAAAAGTATGTTTTTAATATAAATAAAGCACTTTTTATACCTTAAAAGCCATTGGAGCGTATTGGAGTTGTTGGAACTGTTGGAACATTGGAGTGAAAAATCACAAAAACGGGTGCCGCTGCCGTTTTCATAAAAAAAACTGAAATTTGATACTATGGAATCAAAGCAAACTGGTGCCGGCGGAGCTGCAACATGGTGGACTTACCTTCAATACAATTTCCGGGATAAAACACATTCATGCCGGATGGCCGTGGTTACCTGTGAAGGCGGGCCGCGCTATTTCTTTTCGTTTAAACACAGCACACCCGCGTACCTGGTAAAAACAGGTGGTATTTGGCATGATGGGATAATAGCAATCTCCGACAAGCCCGAACGCTTGTTATTGGAGGCTTTAACCGCGGCCATTGATGCCGGTACCTACGGCGATAACTATGCCCCCGGCATCAACGTTTAAAGGCTTAATCGGGGTATTTTTTTTGTTATAATTAAAAAGTACCTTTAAACAGCTAATTGATTGGACTGATGGACGTAACCCTGCACATACCTGTACGTCGGTATGTATTCAAATACTGCAAAACCTTATTCGGCGATCCCTGGCGTTTAACAACCAGGCATAAGGAAGGCATCGTATTGCATGCCATGTTAAAGCGGATGCCTCACCGGTATGAGAAGTACCGGCGCGATGATGAGATACTCTCACTTCAAATACCTGCTAAAATAGTTTGCCAAAAAGGCGTGTACCTTACCCAGGAAGATATCGACGCTTTTAACGACTATATTAAACAGGTGATATTGGATGAGATATTTTTGTTTCATACCGGCATCCAGTCGCAAATAGGGTTAAAGGCAATCGACAAAGTATCGGTTAACCAGTACATGGCGGATAAGCGTGTACGCCTGATCCGTTTACAACCCGCCGAGGCCAAAAAATTCTTTTGGCAAAAGAAGATCATAACCGACATTTTAAGCAAGTATGACATCACCGAAGATGATTTAAGCAGCGACGCCGTGGTAAAACACTTGCAACGATATGGCTCTGCACAGGTTTTAGCCTCATAATGAATTAATTACAAAGGTTTTTACCTTTTTGTCCATTGCCTGACAGCCTTAACCCGGTTGCCAGGCTTTTTTTTGCGCCAAAGTTGCGCTCACCTGTCCTTTACCTGCTGCTGATCTGCATGCAATTTCAGGGTATGGAAATCATCACCAACAACCAGGACGATAATTTAGGCGGCGTTGCAACGCTACGATTCGCCCCGGGCTATTTCTTCAGCTCGCTAAATCCCCTCACATTTAATACCGGTTACGATTGGATCAGCATCGAGGTAGCATCCGAAACGGTAAGCTTCACCGAGAAAGCATCCGACAGCGTTAACCTTACTTATCAGGATACGCAGATCAGCCACAGCCTGCCCAAAATTCGCCCCGAAGTTCATGCTATATTAAATAAGTATCGCGGACAGCGCTGTGTAGTGGAGTGCGAAGATAATAACGGCTACCTGCGGCGGGCCGGTGTAAGCGGTCTGCTTACGCTATTGGATCAAAATGCCACAGGTCAGCAGGTATCCGATACAAACGGCTACGGGTTGACGTTTGCCGGTCAGTCGTTGCTACCTGCCGAATTTATATAACCCGCGCCCTTTTTACTGTCCTTTATAGGGCTTCCCGCCCTGCCGAACATTGGATCATCACGAGTAACACCCCTAACCCGGATGATCAATGAATTAATTGTTAATGAAATTTTGATTAGCCCCCTGTGCATAGAGCCCAACTATGCACAGGCTTTGGCTATGTCGGCATTTTTATCCTTTCAGCAAAAGCAGCCCCTTTCCGAAAATGGTTATGTAACCGCATATACCGTTAATGCCGCGACCGGCAAACAGCAAACCGCGCCGCAACCCGGGGCCGTTGGCATTGTGGTATTGGAAAACCCTATCGTTAGCGCTTCCGATCCGTGGTACGGCGTTAAAGGCACGCTTGAAGCGGCCCAGGAGCTACAGGCCTTTGAGGCCGATCCTAACATCATCGGTACCGTGTTGGTGCTTGAAAGCGGGGGCGGTGCCGTTTACGCTATTAAGCCTATAGCCGATGTGCTGAGCTCATTGAGCAAACCTATTGTTACCTACACGCGCACCATTTTAGCCAGCGCAGCCTACCGCATAGCAGCCAATACCGATTACATCATGATGTACCACCCGCAGGGGGTAGTTGGCAGCCTGGGCACAATGGCAAGCTTCAGCGATATGCAGCCCATGTTTGAAAAATGGGGCATGAAGTTCAACGAGTACTATGCTACCGAATCCATTTTAAAGAACAAAACCTATAACGATGCCCGGCAAGGCGACGGTAAAGCACTGATCAAAAACGTGCTCGACCCGATGAATGCCACGTTTTTAGGCGATATCAAAAGTTTACGGGGCGATAAGATCGATTCTAAAACCCCCGCCATTTACCAGGGCGAAACCTTCCTGGCCTCCCCACAAGCGATAAAACTCGGCCTTATCGATTCGCTCGGCAACCTATCGGACGCTATTGCGATGGTGTCGGCCCTGGCAAATGGCAGCACCCCCTCAAGCATCAATTCAACTTACCAAAAATCGAATAATCCCATGTGGTCAATCAAAAACAAATTTTCGGCACTTGCCGGCATGGCCGGTTTAGCAGCCGATCAGGTAACAGCGGCTCATGTCGAGGCTGTTAACAAAGAAATCGCGGAGCAAAAAATCCCGGGCGTAACGCTTGCCCTGGATAGCGAATTAGCTGCCGCAGATGAAGCAATAAGCGCCAACGCCTCGGCCTTAACCGGCTTAAACGCCATTTTGGGCAAAGGCAACGAAAAGCAAACCCTTGCTGAAGCTGTAACCGCAGTTGCCGCTTTAAATGCCAACGCCGGCAAAATTAACGAAGAGCTTACCCAGGTGAAAAAGGATCGCGACGAATGGAAAGCTAAAGCCGAAGAATATGGCGATCAGCCTGGCGAAAAACCTACAGCCGGTGTGCAAACCGATACCGATAAGATCGAAAATACCAACGGTCAGGTAAGCTTTTACAGCGAAGCGGATGCCGAATTAGCCGCAATCAGGGCTAAACAACCCAAAATGCCGCCTAAACAGGCCGCTAAATAACCCGCAACCGACAATCAACAAGTTTTTAATACCCCTAAAAATCTAAAAATGCCTAACGTCCCTACCAACAATGTTGCCGCGCTGGAAACCTACGCGGGAACGTACAGCCAGGCACTGATCGGCGCTTTACTTAACGGACTGGACATAGCCCAGGACATTTATGTAATGCGCAACGTGCGCGGCCCGGTAAACCTTTCCAAAATGACCGTTACAAAAGGCATCCGCCCGCTCGACTTAACAATTGATGATGTCGACGAAACCGGACGCGTTTGGAGTGGTCGTAAGATCGAGGTTCAACCGGCCATGAAAGTGTTTAAAGTAATTCCTGATGAGTTGCTTAAAACATGGATGAGCGAAATGCTCGACATTAACGCTACTCAGGAACCCTTTGCACAATGGTGCTGGGCGCAGGAGTTTGCTACCGTTGCCGAAGAGATCAACGAAAGCGTATTTTATGCCGAGTATCATGCCGATGCCGCTGCATTTAACGCCGGTACCGTGTATAACGCCGGTGATGTAATTGTTTTTACCGACAAAAACTTTTACAAAGCCAACGCTACTACCACAGCCGGCCAGTCGCCTTCAACTACCCCCGCAAAATGGGATAATATCAATGCCTCAGCTATATGCGACGGCCTTGGTACCATCATTAAAGATGAGATCACCGGCGGCGGGATAGCAGCTGACCACGTCATCGCGACAAATACCTTCAGCACTACCAATGCGGTTGCCGAATTGCGCAAACTGTATTTAGGTGCGCCTGTGAAGTTCCGCAGCAAAAAGGCCATCATGTACATAAGCCCGGCGGTAATGGAAATGTACCGTACCGACTATGATACACGCTATGGTAAAGGCAACAGCATCAACGATAATACCGAAGATGCACCGGTAATTTACCTGAAAGGTACCCAACAGCGCGTACTGCTGAAAGAATGTACCTGGATGGGCGATTCGCAGCGCGTGATTTACACGTTCGACAAAAACCTGGTAATGGCTACCGATCAGCTTGATGCTGCCAACAGCATTGGCAAGATGATCCCGATCCTGCACGGTTACAAAGCGGTAATGAAATACCTGATCGGTTTTCAGATCCAGGATTTAGAAGTGCTTTACGTAAACGATAAACTGTAATTTTCTCCTAAACCATAACACCGGGGTGGCCGCAAAACGCTGCCGCCCCTTTTTGCAACTACAACTCACTTAAACACCATAATCATGGGAAAGACTGTATTATTAGCCGCTGCCGCATTGACGGCATTATTTAAAGAGGCTGGCGATGATCTCGCGAAAATTAAAAAAGAAGCGCTGGACGCTATCGATTCGGTTGGAATACACGAAGCCAATATTGAAACCGCTAACAGCGTGATCGCCGAACTTCAGGAAGCTAACGAGCGCCAAAAAAAGGCCGATAAAAATTATCGTCCTGAGTTGAACATTAAAGGTGATGTGTACCGCGTGGTACATGGCTTCAATGACGGCACCAAAGTACTTACTGTCGATGACATCGCTAAAGATCAAAAGCTGGTTAAACAGCTTGGCGATAGCGATTCGACCGCTGTAGTTAAGCTGCCAAAAGCTGAATAATTAATTAACACGATTTTTTTACCCCTATTATCATAACAATGGACTTAACAACAGACGTGCTATTTGCCGATGGGCAGGATAACATGGCAGGCTTAACCAAACGCCTGTTTTTGGGTTTTGCCAGTGCGTTTACAACGCTGTCGACACCCGCTGCAAGCCCAACCACTTACGAAGGCCGTGTGACTATCTCTGATGATCACGTTTTGGCGACCGGCAAAAAAACCATTGAGTTGTACATCATGTATGACAAATCAATGATTGAATCGCCATCAGTGGGCGGGCGTAAAGGCAAAAGTTGGAAACCAAAGATCACTGCTTTCTACCCAGGCACTGATCCGCAATGTACCGGCTTGATTGACACGCTTAAAAATGCCGACCTGATTGGCTTTGCAGAACCGCAGGAAGATGCTGCTTATTATTTGCAGGTAGGCACCAAAAAACTGCCGCTAAGCCTGGTTAACGGGTCATGGAAAAGCGGTACCGGCCCCGAGGGCGAAAAAGGTATCACCTTTGAACTGGAAGCACCGAGCCAACGCCCGGTTTATTTCTACACCGGTGATCTGCCACGCGTAGGTGCTTAAGAGCCTCACCCCAACCCCTCTCCAATAGAGAGGGGCTTTTAGTTAACTGATTTTTTAACCTTAATCCTATAACAATGGATGCTGAAAAAATTGAATTAAACCCGGAAGTAGCTAAAAACTACGTTGTGGCTGATAATTGCCCGCCGGTGTTTGAAAACGTAAAGCATGGTACTATCGACATCCGCACGGTGTCGGCCTCAACCGTCGATGCTTTAATCAAGGATGGTAGCAATAAGTTTGCTGCTAAAGTACCTGCCGCTAAAGGCAAAACAGATGCCGCAGCCTAAAGGATAGTTTTTTGTTTTTCATAGAGTAGATTTAGTTTGAATCCCCCAGGGCGCGAGGCCGAGGGGGATTTTTGTTTGTTTTCTGTCCTTTATTAAAAACAGCGCCGCGCCCTTTTTTGGGGCATGTTTGAAGCGATACAAAGCTGGCTGCAAAACGGCAGCAATTACCAGGAAGGGCTGAGCCTGTACGGCCGTTACGGCGATAACGGATTTCTGCTTTCCATGCTCCAAAAGAGCGAATCCCCCTTTAACCGGCAAAAGTTATCCGATCTGCTCACCGGGCTGATGGAAACCGCTGCACCTGGTAACATCGCAGGTGAAAGCGTTGATCAAACATCGCAGGAAAAACCGGTGCCGGATCCGGATGATCAGGCTGCAGCATCGCAAAATAATACGGTACAGGCCTTGCTATCACCGGTTACACCGCATAAAAGTGCGATGAAAGCAGCTGCAAAGCCGGCGGAACTGCCCGAACTGCTTAACGTTACCCGCTTAAAAGAGCAAACATTTGCCGAGCTGCGGGCGCTTCAACCTCATTTAGAAACCACGCCGGAGGGCGAACCGCTCCGGATCCTCGCTACACGCCTGGTTAAATTGGCAAAGAAAAACGCAGAGTTATGGCTGCGCTATAATTACATAACCGAAAACGGAATCGACCCCGAAGCGCCTGCACCACCTCCCGAGCCGATCCCCATCGATCTGCATCTCATTAATCAGCGCGAAAACGTACGCAAGGCCCTCAACAAAGCCGAGCATCGTATAAAAGGCCAGGATAAGCCCAAACAAAAAACGCTCGACCTGATCCAGGCAAAGCGCCAATTATTGGCCGACATAGATGCCAGGATAGCGGCAATAAAAGCCGGAGGTAAGCCATGAGCGCCGAATTAACCCCATTTAATGACAAGCAGCGTGATGACGCCCTCGACCGCATTTATAAAGCTTGGCTTGCTCATCGCATTGAGGAAGATTTAGACCTTCAGGATCTTTGGATTCTGGAACGCATGGAATTTATTGACGCCAGGCTTCGCCACGGGGGAAAACGGGCTATGTATAAAAACATAGTCGAAGACACCTACGAATATTTTAAAAAAACCCACGGCATTACCCGCCGCACCATCGAAACCGACATCGCCCGTACGCGCCGTTTTTTCCTGGTTACGCGCCCCAGGACTGATAAAGAATATGGGCGGGGAATAAGTATAGAGGTGGGCAAACGCATGCTTGCTAAACTCGAAAAATACGGCAAATTCAAAGAGTGGGTTTTGCTTTATAAAGAGCTCAACAGCCTGGAAGGCTTCTACGATAAAGACATCGAAGTACCTAACATGCAGGAAATCCAACCGCCGCCGCTTATGGTGGTTATGGATCCCTCGCAAATTGGCGTTCCGTCTATCGATAACCTGGAAGATGAGATCCGCATTCTTTCAACCCCCAAAAGCGCATCACGCAATACAGATCACATAGAAGACGCGGAGGCCACCGATGTTAGCGAATGACATTTACTACCATCCCGGGCAGCTGCGCTCCATTTTAGCCAGCACTAACACCGAATACATCGTGTGCGGTCGTGGTTGGGGCAAATCCGAAGGCCCAGGCGCTCGCCGCACCGCCGATTGGGCAAATAATATGCCCCGGGCATCAATCGGCATCGTTGGCGCCACCTATATGCAGCTGCTCGACCGTACGCTCCCGCCGCTATTCCGCGCCTGGGAACGGATCGGCTATAAACGTGGTGTACATTTTTGGCCGCGTCAAAAACCGCCAAAAGAGCTCAAAATACCGTTACCTTACTATGCGCCGGATACCGATCAAAACACGATTTACTGGTGGAACGGTGCCTGCTTTAAGCTGATAAGCCAGGATAGGCCCGGATCAGCCAACGGTACCACGCTCGACGCGCTGTATGGTGATGAGGCCAAATTATTAAACAAAGTCAAATTCGACCTCGAAATTGACAAGGCGAACCGTGGTAACGTGCGGGAGTTTGGCGACTATGCAGGTCATCACGGCGTTTTATTCATGACGGACATGCCTACAACGCCCGATGCCAAATGGATACTGGATAAAAAGAATGATCTTAACCTCGACATCCTGAAGGGCGATAAACTGCTTAAAATGCAGGAATTGGTACACCTGATCATCAACTGGCAAATACACATAAATAAGCTGTATTACCTCCGCTATCAAAGCAAAACAAAGCCTGAGATCGATAATTATTCAAGGCAAATCCGCTCAGCTGAACGCAAAATAAATGAGCTGCGCAAAGAAACCGTAAATTATACTGCCGGGCCATCGCTCGAAAACATCCATTACCTGGGCCTTGATACAGTGAAGAAATGGAAGCGTGATAACCTTGATGTTGACTTCCGTACCCAGGTGCTTAATGAGCAGATCTATATGGTGCCTGATTCATTCTATGCCAGGTTCGATGATACTATCCACTGTATTCAGGATAACTATAATTATGGATACATCGAAACGCAGGGCCTTTACCTGCCTACAGGCCTGATCAAAGATAGCCGCATCGATGCCGACTGCATCAGTAACCTGCCGCTCGATATAGGAATGGACGCAAACGCGTCGATCAATAGCCTGGTGATAGGGCAGGAAAAGCCGGATCACTATCGGTTCCTAAAGAGTATGTTCGTTAAGAAGCCTAAGCTTATCCAGGATGTAATTGAGGACTTCTGCGAGTACTATGAGCACCACGCGTGCAAGGTAGTCAACTTTTACTATGACCACACCTTTAATCACGTTGATGCAACCCGTACTTACACTTACGCCGATGCCGTAACCGAAGTGCTGCGCAAACATAAATGGACGGTTAACCATTGCTACATTGGTCAGCAGCCCGGGCATAAGACACGTTATGACATGTGGGGTGCAGTGTTCGAGGGTACCGGTGAGCGTGTGATGCCGGTAAGGTACAACCGCAACGGATGTGCTCAGTTGATTATAGCCGTGCAATGTACCGGTAGCCGTGAAACTAAGAACGGCATCACTAAAGACAAACGCCCTGAGCTACGTTCCGATGTCAACCAGGAAGATGCCCCCCACCTTACCGACGCTATGGACACCCTGTACGTAGGTAAGTACCAAACTACCCTGGGCTATGCCCTGCCTTCATTGTCTGCTTTCTTCTCTGATGCCGCCTGATCCGGGCGGCATCAAAACATGATGTTCCTTAACCCCTAATGGCAGATTTCGCGATTAAACGCGTGTGCGCAGCGCACTTTTTCGATAGTGCGGGTCGTGGTCAAACGTGTGACCCTGTGATTAATAATTTTTTTTTACGGGTTTAGTTGTCACATTTTGAGCGTTTTAGCTTTTTTTCGGCTTCGGTGACCTGTTTGCTATTTTTAAGACAAGATTGTCGCCCTATTTTTGCACTATGTCTAAGCAAAATCCCCCTTCATTTTTCAACGATCCAAAGTTTATAGAACTGCTAAACGGCGGGACCGTACCGAATGAATTTGCGATGCCCGATCTCTCATCGCCCAAAAATGCGATAAGATCCCGCAAAACTGGTATCGATCTTGACCAAATCCGCACCCGCCTACAGGATATTCACCGCAGCAATATGAAGGTTATATCCTGATCCCTGTCCTTTATTAGACTGCCTTGCCCGGCCATGTTTGGTCTATGCAAGGATTCATATTTTTAAGCGATGCGCTCCGGATCATGGCGATGACCGACGAACAGGGCGACTTCATCCCGTTCAGCATCACCTTTGTAACCTGTAACCTTACAGAAGAAACCGGCGGCAAGGTCATGACCTGCGATAACGTCACGCTTGCCGGCGGCCCATTCGGCAAAAAGGATAGCCCTAAGAACGCTAACCACTGGATGAACGGTACCCGGAATATGCTCATCCCTGGCCGGCCGCGCCCCACAACTGTCCATAATGTACTGATAACCCGGTTCAACGGAGAAAGGGTAATTATCTGATGGATGAGTTACTGATTGAGGACAATGTCGCACTAATGACCGGCGTTGGTGTTGCAGTTCATATGGAGCCGGCTGCAAAGCCTACCAGTGGCATCGTGTCAGATGTCAATTCGATGGGAGGGCCGTTCAAAATAGCCTATTGGGGCGATGATAACAATTTCCCGAACACCATACGCGACATCCTGGCTAAGGATGCCGAAATGAAAGAGCTCATCAACTGGTGTGTTCGCTCCGCAATGGGTAAAGGTATCGTTTGTTTAAACGAGATCGACCGCGACGAAAATGGTAACCCGAAGTATGAAGCCATTAAAGACCGCAGCATAACCGACTGGTTTACCTCAATGCAAACCCGTAAGTATTGCCTGGAAGCCTTCATCGACCTTTTTACCTACTTCAACGTTTTCCCCGAGATCATTGTCACTAAAGACCGCTCCCGGGTGTACAGCATCGCCACTAACGAGGCTATGCACTGCCGTTGGGAGCTGATGGGCGATGACGGCAAGCTTAAAAAAGTTATTCATAATAAAAACTGGCCGTTTCAAAACATCGATGATCCGCTGCAAACTACCATAATCCCAGCTATCGACCCTTACGATTACGATATCGTAAGCGCCGTTAAGGGCAATACAGCCCTTAAAAAATTTGTTTATCCCCTCAACTATCCCACCATTGGCGCTACTTATTACCAGGTAGCCCATTGGGATGGCTTGCGTGTGAGTGGCTGGCTTGATATCGCCGCTAAAATACCCGAGTTTAAAATGGCATTGCTTAAAAACCAAATGACCATTAAGTATCTCATCCGCATCCCGAATGCTTACTGGCCCTCGGTGTATAAGGATTGGGATAAACTGGACGAAAAGGCGCAGGCCTCCCGCAAAAAGGCAAAGCTTAAGGAAATCAATGATAGCCTTTGCGATGTAAAGAATGCCGGTAAGTCTATCCTTAATGAGGTCGGCATCGACCCGGTGACAAAAGAAAAGATCCCTGGTTGGGAAATCGTTGTTATCGATGATAAAACCAAAGCCGGCGCGTTCCTGGAAGATTCGCGCGAAGCATCATCACATAAAATGCGGGCGCTCGGCCTCGATCCCGTATTACCCGGCTCATTACAAACCGGCAGCTCGATGGGTGCCGGCTCAGGATCCGACAAACAGGTAGCGCAAAACATCAGCCTTTCCATGATCGACCCTTACCGCGACATCGTGCTCGATCCCCTGCATTTCGCCGCCCGCTTTAATGGGCATTTTGATCAATACCCCGGCTTTACGCTCAAATTCCGCGATAGTATCATGGATACAGTGAACGGCCATAACCAAACCAAAACGGAGGGCCTCAGCTAATGAACCTGGTTAAAACTATCGACGAAGTAAAAGCGGTGTTTTCGAGCATTGATAAGGATTATAACATCAATTCGCTGATATCATTTATTGATGATGCCGAAAAAAATATCCTGGTTAACTGGATCGGCCAGGCGTTTTATGATGTAATGCTCGATGCCTACAACGCCCCGGGTATCGCAGGCAAAAAAATGCAGCTTATCCCTTACCTGCAAAAGGCAATAGTTCATTTAGCACTTTGGAAGTCGGCCGATTCCGGCAGCTTCAGGATCAACTCCGCAGGCTTTTATGTGACAGTTACGGCGACAAACAAACCGGTATCCGACAAAAAGCTCGAAAAGTTTGAGCTCGGTCGCCGGGAAGATGGCTACAAGGGGCTTGAACAATTGATCGCTTTCCTGGAAGCAAATATCGGCGAGGCTGATTTTGCCGCTTACGCCAATAGCGATGAGCGGGCTATGAACAAAGCCAACTTCATTAACAGCGCTGCCGAGTTCACCCGCTATTTTACCATGATGGACGGATCGGCCTTTATGTTCTACAAACTGCGGGTTGCCCTGGGGTTTGCCGAACGTAAATTTATCAATCCGGTTTTAGGCAATGCCTTTGCCGATACGCTAAAGGCTAACATCCTTGCCAATTCATTAACGGCCGATCAAAAAAAGCTGATGCCTTATATCAACAGGGCATTAGCCTACTATACCATAGCTTACGGCGCATCATTTATTGGCCTGCAATTCGATGGCAGCGGCATTATTGTGCAAAGCCAACCGAGTACCGGCACCTACGATGTGGCGGTAATGAAAACGGCCGCAACTCCGGCGCAATTGGCCCCTATGGTTACCGACGCGCTTTCAATGGCGCAAACCGAAATCCGCAACCTCGAGGATTACCTCATCGCTAACGCGGGCTCATTGCCCGGCTATATACCGCCCACCGATACCGGTGATGACCTCGACATAAACGATCCTGATTCGCCAACCTATTTCGTATGCTGACAGAAGAAAACTATAAAGAAGCTGCCGGCATATTGGGATGCAGCATTGCAGCAATCAAAGCCGTTTGCGCGGTCGAAAGCGGCGGATCCGGTTTTTTAAAGTCGGGCCGTATTAAGCTGAAGTTTGAGGGGCATGTGTTCCATAAGATTACTAAAGGTCGTTTTGCGGCGCAGCATCCGGCTTTATCCTATCCCCAATGGACAGAAAAATACAGCCAGTTTGGGGAAGATAGTTACATCCGTTTTAACCAGGCTTTTGCGCTCGACCGCGAAGCGGCTTTGAAAGCCACGAGTTGGGGCGCTTTCCAGGTGATGGGCTTTAATTATTCGGCTTGCGGGTTTAAATCCGTTGGCGATTTGATCGAATACCTAAAGCGTGGCGAAAGCTACCAGTTAAAGGCCTTTTGCATGTATATCAAAGCCCAGGGCCTTGCCATCTTCCTGCAAAAACAGCAGTGGGCTTCCTTTGCCTATCGGTACAACGGAGCCGACTACAAAAAACACCATTACGACCTGCAATTACAGGCCGAGTTTGAAAAATTTAACCCCTAATAAAATGATCAAAAACTCAACAATTTGTAAGCGTTTTTTTGCCGAAACCCCCGATTTCTTTAAAAAGGCGATAATTATCATCTTCATAATCCAGTCAGTCGCTAACCTGCTTACCCTTTTTGGCTTGCTAAAGGATCAAATAGCAGAAATCAACGCAGCTGCATTAGCTGCTATTCTGATCGCCAAATTTGCCGTTAAGGACATCGCGCTGATCCAAAACAGCCCCGATCCGCTAAAGGCCGCTATCGAACTTCTCCCCGAAGTATTGGAGCAAAAGGAAGCGGTAATCAAAACATTCAAGTCGGTACCGGATGAATACCCGGAAACGCCCGTAGAGAAACCAAAAGCAGCCTAAACCTTATCACCATGTTAAAGCACATGTATAACACCCTGCTCGAAAAGCCGCTGATCGGTGTAATATCCGGTTTTGCAACCCTCGGTTTACGCATTCAAACGCTTTTTACCGATGATCATATCTTAAAAATAGTATCCGGCGTGGGTACCTGGGCGGGCGCTGCTTTGGCAGTATTC